GCGTCCACCGCTGATCCTCGTAGTGGGCCGGGTCGTTGCGCCATTCGGTAAATACCTGCCCGTTAAAACTGTCCCAGTCGCCGTAGAGCAGTGCCTGCTTTTCCGCTTCCGGTAAGCTTGCCAGCGTGCCCAGATATCCCGGGTCGTTTTCCAGCAGCTTTTTGTTGTCAAACACCGTGGACGGGATAAACACCCTTGTCCGCCGCAGCTTTTCTACACTGCCGTCCGGTTTTTTCACATCCACCAGCTGCACCATCCTCGTGCCCGGTGGTGCCGGTGTAATGAACCGTGCCTTCACCCATCCGTGGCCAATGCCGCCGGGGTTTGCCGTGGCCCGCATGTACACTGCCGTGCCCGGCCCGGTAGGTCGGTTGCGGCTCATCAGGTAGCTGTATTCCTCCCAGGTAAAGTGGGTCAGCTCGTCCACGCCGATAAAATCAAAGGCTTTGCCCTGATAGTTGTATTTGTCCTGCGTGCGGAACATGCTGCCAAAATAGATCTTCGCCCCGCTCGGAAAGGTCCATACGTGGCTGGAGGCGTTGTACCGCGCTTTCGGGAATACCGGCTTGTAGTACTGCATCGTCTTGTCGATCAGCTCCGAAAGCTGCGGGTAGGTTTTCCGCACGATCAGCCCGCGGTAGTGCGGAATGTCCACCTGCCGCAGCGCTTCGATCACCAGTGCATCGCTCTTTCCTCCGCCTGCTGCCCCGCCGTACAGCGCTTCGTCCTCGCTGCGGCGCATAAAGGCTGCCTGCTTGGGCTGCGGCCGCCAGATGACCAGCCGGTTTTTATACAGTTCCGCTGCCATCCAGCACCACCTCCTGCTGCCCGCCCTCGTCCTGCCGCTCCATCAGCACCGCCGGGGCCGCGCTCTGGCCGCTGCCTTCGTCCTTCGGCACCAGTGCCGCAGCCTTTTCTGCTGCTGTCAGCAATACCGCTGTCACCTTGGCCGCGTCTTTGTCGCTCATGGCAAGGCTCTCGTATCGCTCCAGCTGCTTTTCCAGCTCGGTGCGCTCTTCGTCCGTCAGCTGCCGGTCGTAGGTCCCCGGTGCGCTGCGTATCACAAGGCCTGTCTCGGCAGCGTCCTGCAGGTTTTCTTCCTCGCTCTTCAGCAGCACGCCCAGCTCATAGTTTCTGGCCCGTGCATCCTCATCCAGACGCTGCTGCAGCTTTGTCCGTATCTCGGCGGCGCGCTGGTTCTCTGCTGCGCGCTGCTGCAGGTAGCTCACCTGTGCCTTTGCGCCCAGCGCCGCTCTGGCTGCGATCTCCCGCGCCGCTTCGGCCCGTGCTTTTGCAAATTCTCCGTCCGGCTTCTTTGCTTCCTCTGCCACCCAGCTGCGGATGGTGCTCTCCGGCACGCCGTATTTTCTCGCCACCGCACAGATGGAGTTTGTGCCGATCATGGCCATCACCACCTCGGCCCGCACCTTTGCCGGGTACTTTTTGCCCCGGCCCTGCCTGCCCGGCACGGTGTTTTTGCAGTATCTGCGCTCAGCCATGCCCGGCCCTCCTTCCTGTGCTGTTGCTTTCAGCCTACCACCAAACAGCCTGCAAAAACACTGCGGACATTTTGCGGTCGTCGCAGCGAGTACGGGTTGTGGCTCCCAGCGTCTGCTTCGGCCCTTGGGGCGGGCCTTGCATCCTGCTGGCCACGGCCCCAACAACTCCTCCCTGTTTCTGCCACTGGCGGCGGTCGTCGTTGTTGCATCACAAAACCACCGGATGCATCCGCACCCAGTGTTTCAGATCAGCCCTGCTTTTGCAGCAAACACCGCTGCCGTGCTCAGCGTTTCCAGCTCCTTGTGGTAGTAGGTCGTCCGCCCAATGTGTAGCTTTTCGATCGTTTCCGCCTCCGGCCACTCTTCCAGATACCGCAGCCTGAGCAGAGCCGCACAGGTCCCGTCCGCCTCGGCATAGTAGTCCAGCACCTGCCGGATCACCCGTCCCCATGGGTCCGGCCCTGCGGCCGCACAGCCTGCCGCGTCCGCTGCTTTCTGCTTGCGCCCGTACTGCCGCAGCGCCTTTCTCACAGCCTTCTTCTGCTGTCTGGTCACTCATCCACCGCCTTTCACGGCTCTATCTGCTTTCCAAAATTTCCCTTCATTCGCAGTTTCGGCCCGTTTCCGTCACTGTCCGCGCATTTTTACGCTGATTTTGTGTATTTCTCCGCGTTTCGCGCAATTATTACACGCAAAATAAAATAATTTTATCTGTCAGGTGCGAACTTTCGCAAACCCTCTCCGCCGCAGGATCAGATACGCCTGCACTTCGGTAGCCTCCCATCCGTCTGGCCGCGGCCTGTCCGCTTCGTACAGCTGTCCGGGGTCATAGATCATCACCTGTACCACCTCAAAACCCGGATAGTGCTGCTCCCACCAGTAGGCATTTTCTGCGCATTCGGTGCAGCCCTTGCGCAGCTGGCGGCGGCTCCACTTCGTGTCGCTGGGTGCCAGTTCTTCCGGCTGGCTCAGATTGCGTGTTTCAATGCAGGCCCGCTCTTTGTGGCCGTATATGTAGCCTATGGTCCCGTTCTTGCCCTGTCCGTCCACGCCCAGCAGCTTCTTCATGTCCATGCGGTCGGCGTTCATGGTGCCCAAAGGCTCGTACTCACCTGTTCCCGGCACGCGCCGCCGCCACAGATCTTCCAGCATTTCGCGCCATTCCCGCCGGTCGGCAGCTCCCATCCCCACACATTCGGCAAAGCCGTGCATGTGCAGCCGTCCAGCTTCGCCTTTGCGCACCGCCCATAGCATCATTCGTATCTTGTCCCGGTTCACACCAAAACGCTTTACCGTGGCACCGATCACCCGCCGCTTGTAGTTCTCCACATCTCGCCTGCAGGCTGCAAAGTCCTCCGGCAGATAAAGCTCTTCGTATGTTCCGGTCAGGAAAAAGCCGTCCCGGCCAAAGTTCGCAATGGCCTTGCGCTGCTTGCGGCGTAAGCTGGCGTGCTTGTTCCGCTCTTTCTGGCCCCGGTCGCTCTCCTTGTGCTTCTTGCCGCGCCTGCGGTGCTCCTGATCTGTCACTGCATAAATGCCAACGGCCATGTACTCGCTGCCGCACCGGTATTTCTTTTCCCGAATGTAGCTCTTCTTCATCTGGCCGTCCTCCTGCATCGGTATGCTGCCGGTGTTTGTTTTCTCTTCTGTGCCCATCACCGTCACAGAAATAACGGGTATACTAGCTCCCCAAAGCGCCCACCCCGGACGCTGTAAAAAGCGGTTCATCCTGCTATAAAATAAATGGTATAAAGGCTCCCGCCTGCCGCCGGTACACTCCGGCAGCACCCGGCAGACTTTATCCTGCTGTGCTGTCGCCAAAGCCCCCGGCATCCTTTTGCCAGGGGCTTCCTCTGTTATCTTTTTCGTCTGCGCTGTCCTTTGTGCGCCATCCAGCCTTCCTTTACGTAGTCGCTCCGGTTCACTCTGTCCCGGGATACCATGTCCTTTGTGTAGGCTTTTTCTGCTTTCACCGCAGCCGCCCATGCCTTGTACTTTTTGCACGTCCCATGGCACGCCGGGTTCCTTCCCGGACAGTCTGGTTTGCAGCACCATGTGATCATGCCGGTGCCTCCGGTTTTCCTTCTGCAGCCCAGTAGCCGTAGCTCAGCTCTTTTTTGCCTGCTTTCCGGACCGCAGCGTTGTAAAGGCACAGCTCATGCACAGCACGCTGCAGCTCGTCCGGCTTCTCAATTCCCGTGATCGGCGGCCTGCTCTTTTTCGGCACGCTGCTTCTGGCTCCCGGCGCATTGCACAGCACGCCCCGCCGTATCCTCTTCCGTGTCAGGCTGTAAATGCCCTGCGGCCTGCAGTGCCCGGCATAAAAAACATTCGTCACGGTCTGTGTGTTCTTAAACAGACCCTTTTCTACCAGCTCTGCGGCCGTACCTTCGTGCAGCAGGTTTCCGTCCGCGTCAAACATGCTGTAAAACCATACCTCCCGCATCTGGGTGCCGGTCCTGTGGTCCGGTTCTGCTTTCGGCTTTGGCTGCTTTTCCTCCCGTTCCAGCCGCCACTTTTTCGGCTTTGCCTTTTTCTTCTTCTGGTGGGCATAGCCTGTGCATACACTTTCAGCGCGGTTGTAGTATCCCTGTTCCATCAGCTCCTGCGGTGTACCTTTTGCACGCAGTGCTCCGGTCTTTGCATCGTACAAACTGTAAATGTATTGCTTTGTCACTGGCGCACCTCCCGCTGTGCATACC